CTCTATCTGATTCATACCGCTATTTGCGCCGCAGAGGGTAATGCCGAAGAACTCGAAGCAAGGACTGAACTCCTGCGTAAGACTGACGAGCGCATCGCCGCGGTCTATGCAAGCCGTTCAGGACGTCCGGCGGCTGAGTTTGAAACCCTGATGGCCGAGAACAATGGTAACGGGCGTTGGCTTTCGCCGGACGAGGCCGTCGCGGCAGGTCTTGCCGATATGGTATTCAACGCACCGGAAGTACTGAACTGTACCGTAGTGGACGATTATCCAATTCACAACTATATGGTAAAAATCAAAAACACAATGCATGGAATCCTCCGCCGTCTGGGATTGACACCGGGTGAAGCTACGGAGGTGGAAATTTCCGAGGAACAGATCGCAACACTCAACCAGTCGCTGGAGCAGGGCGACGCCCGCGAAAAGGAGTTGCAGGAACAGCTTGCCGACGAGCAAGCTGCACATGAACAGACTCGTACTGATCTCACGGAAGTTCAGAATCGGTTTGCAGAACTCGAAGCTGAACTCAACAAACGGAAAGCCGCCCCGACGGTTACCAAGGAGATCGAAGACCCCTCGATCACCAACGAGGTAAAGCTGTCGGGCAACGCCAAGGCTTACGACGAAGACGTCAAGAAGCTCAAATAATCATCTAAACGTTACGCAAATGTCTAAAATTATTGAAAATCCCAAATCCTACACAGGCCGGGAGCTGGAAACGATCTTTTTCCGTCCGATGCTGTCCGGCCCCAGCGCCATCGACCTCGGTGTCCGAATCATGTACAACATGCCCGTACCTACGATGCTGAACTTCTGGCATCGTGAGGGAGATGTGTTGCAGAAGTACGCCAAGGGCTGGAATGGTGGCGAATTGGCCAAGAGATTCCAAAAGGAGATCCGGCTGTCGAAAGTCAAGGCCGAAATGGGCTATTCCGCCTCGGACTACTTCGGCATGATCTACGAACTGATCACCAACAGCGGAGCCGTAAACCTCGACGATCTTTCTGGTACCGAGTTGGAACAAGCCGAAACAACACTTTTCCGGCAGGCTATCGCCGAGAGCATCCGCGCCACTATGTGGCTGGGCGATACGGAGCGCGCCAGCGGATCCTACACCTCGTTCAACGGCTTCCTCAAAGCCATCAAGGCCGACCTGCAGACCACGACGAATACAGGCAAGAATTTCATTCGCAACGTGAAGATTCCCGCCATGTCGGGTGCCGATGCTGCCATTTCGCTCTTTGAGCGTATGTGGAACGCCGCCGATGATCGTCTGACGGCCATGAAAGACGAGGGCAACCTCGTTATTCAGTGTACCTCGGATATCTATCTGAACTACGAGAAAAGTTTGGAGGATAAACCCCTCGAATCGGCATTTGCCGCGCTTCAGCAGGGACGCAAAGGGCTGCACTGGCACGGCATCCCGATCGTCGATGTCAAAGTCGGTTCTTACCTTTCGTCGTTCGCAGATATGCCGCAGTCGTTCGCCATTCTCACCGACAAACGTAACATGGCGCTGGCCGTCAACACGGCCGACTTCCCCGGCAACGAGGTACGCATGTGGTATAACCCCGACGAAATGGAGAACCGCCAGCGTGCGATCTTCATGGCCGGTGCGGACTACCTGCTTCCGGAACTGCTCACGGTAGCCGTCGAAGCCGACGTGTAAGGGAAAACAGAATCGAATATTAAACGCGAAAATCTATGTTGAAAGGATTCAAAAAGACCTGCGACAACGGTAAAACGACCGCAGGCATTGTAAAAGTCTTGATCGCAAAGAAAGGTACGATCACGGCGGCAACGATGGACACAGCCGATACCGAAGCTTATAAGTCCTTAACCATGAAAGCCGGAGAAGGCTTCGTAAAGTATGAGTTCATGGAGGACGAGTGCGAGTTTCAGGAGAACTACAAGACCGAGAACGGCATCACGTCCGTGGAGCAGAAATTGATTTTCAAGCTCCCCGGCATGACTCCCGAAACGCGGAACGCCGTCGAGGAAATCGCCGTAGCGTCTGCATGCGGCCTTGAAGCGGCTGTTTGCCGTAAGGGCAAGGTGCAAATTGTCGGCTACGACGAAGAGTTCCAAAGCGAACGCCCGTTACGTCTGAATGCTACGACGGGCACGACGGGCAAGAAGCTGACCGACGCTACGGGCGAAGAGATCACGCTGAGCCGCGAGACGACCGAAAAAGCCCGGTACTATGTAGGCGAGGAGTCGGCGCTGACTCCTGCTCCCACGGAGTAGTCGAATCGAAAGGGGGTGTAAGCCTTTGCACCCCCTTTTCTAAAAAAAGAAATAATGGCAAAGTATCGAGTAAAACAGAATTATGAGAACGCGGTTGTGTGTACGGCTGCGCCGATTTTCCGCAAAGGAGACGGGCGTTTCGAGCTGTCGAAGTGTACGCAGCGTGATCTCAAGTATCTGTACGAAGTTATCAAACATCCGGCAGTAGAACCGGCAGACGATGAGCAAGAGAAATCGACAGAATCGCCCCGCGAAAATTAATGCGGTAGGCGTGCGCGACGTTGCGCCAACACCAAACGTATTCGTGCCTCTCCGTGGACGGGAAAAAGGCAGCAATATATATTGGCGTTGGGGTAACGATAATCTTTTCCCGTATGCACTGGCTGCTATGTCACGTTGTTCTGTGGCTCACCGCCGCATCATCAACGACAAAGCGGACTATATTTCGGGCAAAGGCTTCTCTGTGGCCGAGTCTAAACCGGAATTACAGGCTTTCATTGACGCCGCCAATGGCGCAGGTGAAAATCTGCGTCAGGTACTCAACAAACTTGCTTTTGATAAATCGCTGTTCGGGAATGCGTTCCTTGAGGTTGTAACCGACTCGAAACATTCGTTTCTTTCGCTGTTTCATCAGGACGCCAGCAAATGCCGGGTGGCAAGTGATAGCGGACACATTCTGTTGCATCACGACTGGTCGGCATTTACGCAGAACGAAGCAAGGACACTCCCGATTTATCCTGCATTTGAGCAGCAGGAAGACGGAACCCGGCGCGCCATAATCCACTATAAGGACTACGAACCTATGTTTGAGCATTACGGCGTACCACAGTATATCGCAGGGATGAATGTTTCCGCGATTGCATACAAAACCGACAAGTGGAATATCTCGCGTCTCGACAATTCCTATCAGTTGTCGGGTGTGATGATCCTTACCGGGGATGTCGATAGCGAAGAGGAGGCGCTGGAAATAGTGCGTAAGGCAGAGCAGAAATTCGCCGGCAAACCGGGACAGGTGATGTTTATGATTAAGGAGGCGTCGGACGGGACGGAGGGTAGCAAGTTTATACCAATCTCCTCACAGAATGAGGGCGATTGGAAAGACCTGCACGATCAGGCAATTTCCGATATCGTCGTGGCTCATTCGTGGTTCCGGTCTTTGAGTGGTTTGGATTATTCCAACGGTTTCAGCGCCGATCGCATCCTGCATGAATACGAGATCGCGCTGAACACCGTGATTCTCCCGGAGCAGGCCGAGCTTATGGAGCCGATTTACCGCATAATCGAAGAAATCGCAGGCTTTGATGCTTCTGCAGTACAGATTATCAACCGCCCGCCGATAAGCCAGCGACAGCCTTACATGTACGTATGGGAGGCGCGCAAGGCCGACGGACTGGATTACGACCCCGGCGACGAACGCCAACAGGCTTTTATCGCAAATGTGAAAAATGTATGATGCAATTGTTAGCCAGCCCCCAGCAGGTCATTGATTTGGCATTCGCGGCCAACGAGAAGATAACGCCCGTATCGATCAAAGAGACCAAGATCGATGCTGCGCAGGAAAAGTATATCCGTCCGGTTCTCGGCAAGTTGTACGATGCCCTGCTTGACGGGAAATACCCCGAATTGCTGGACGATTATGTCCGGCCTGCGCTGGCTTATTATGTCCGGTATTCAGTTATTCCGGACTTGGCTCTGAAACTGAATGACAAAGGGGCGCAGACTTACTATTCAGAATATGCGAATACCGCGACGGACAAGCAGCGTACCGAAATGCGGCAACAAGCGAAAGACGATGCGAATGCCCTGCTTGATAAGGCTGTTCGCCACATTTCGGAAAATAAATCGCACTATCCGGAATACGAACCCCTGAAAGACATTCGCAAAAAAGTAATATCGAACGGTGGGATAATATTGATGTGATATGCGAATTAAAGACATATTGAAACTTCGGCAGAAAAAAGCGATATCCGGAACGGAGAAGATTCCCGTGTCAAAGGATGAGTATATTACCATAGAACAAATTAACGAAGAGGTTAAAAAGGATATCGACGAAACATTGCAGAACTACATAAAAAAAACAGACCGTCTGATCCTCGGCGGATACAGCCCCGCCGACTTAAAAAGCAACGATTAAACATACAATATCATGGCAGACAATCAAACGTTAGCGGCAGTGCAGGAAATTCTGCTGAAATCCCGTATCCAGCTCATAACAGGTACCGAAGCCGAGTGGACTGCGGCAAATCCCGTCCTGCTCGACGGTGAGTACGGACTTGTAAGGGGTACCTCTCCGTTGAAATACAAGGTCGGCGACGGCACAAAGACTTGGTCGGCACTCGGCTGGGCAAATGTCACCTCTCTTGCGCAGCTCATGGCCGATGCCTCGCATCGACTCGTGACGGATGCCCAGATTACAGGTTGGAATGAGAAAGCGGATGTATTTACCTTCAACTACAACGGCTATCTGCATCCACCGACAGAGGGACTTAATCCGCAGGGGGCGGTTGCAAAAAACATCGTCGCGGCGATCAACGCCAACAAAAAATGCGTCATAATGGCTCATCAGGTTACCGTGCCGGAGATGCAAGATTATTTGAGCGGCATGGTTTCGATCACCGAGGTTTCTGCATCTGCCGTCACCGGGTTAATCAATGATATCCGGGTAGCATCGGACAAAGCAGGAACCATATTCCTCGCAACAGCAGAAATCACGTTCAAATCCGACGGAACCGTTACCGTAGGAACTGCACCGTACACCCCTCGTATCATTAGCGGAGATGGCCTTCCCGAATACAGCACGGAAAAAGCCCCAACGGTGAGCGGGTTCGCTGCCACTTATTACCTGACCAAAGACGGCCAGCGTCTCGGCGTCCCCATCAACATCCCGCTCGATCAGGTGCTGCGCGGCTCGTCAATCAAGACCGTAACGACGGCGAACACGCCCTATACCGGGGCAAAGCCCGGCGACAAGTACATCGAATTTCTTTTCCAGAACAACAACACGCCGCAGTACCTGCCCGTGCAAGACCTCGTAGATATCTACAAGGGCGACAACACCTACATCGAAGTGTCGAGTACGAACGTCATCACGCTCAAGTACTCCGCGTTGAAGACGCAACTGCAAACCGACTTCGGGAGCGTCTTTGACTCGAAAGGTGCCGGAGCCGCGGCCGCAAAAGATGCGATCGACGAGTTCAAAGAGAGTACGTTCATTATCAAGTGTACCATCCCCGGAATGAATTAGCGACATGGGAAGCAACGAAACGATACACGGTCGATTCCAGCAGGCACCGTACACGGCGGCACAACTGACGCAGACCAATCCGGTTTTGCTCGACGGTGAAGTAGTGTACGAAGGCGATACGGGAAAATACAAGATCGGTAACGGTATAAATAATTGGAAAGAATTGCCGTATGCAGGACAGACAGCACGCAGATGGTTCAATATTTTTAATTACCTACACGGAAACGATCGGGTTATTGGTCACTCATGGGATGTACCCTATACGATGATAGAAAATGTTACGAGCGCAGACCTCGCGGAGTTGGCAAATACGGACAAATTTCGGTTCGTACTCATGCGCTGGCGACGGAAAGGGAGCAACGGCCCAACATGGCGAATCCCGATGTTACCCCACGAACATGCAAAAAAAATAGGTATTTCGGCTGTGAGCGGTATGCCCGAATCCAACACATGGTGGCCTATCACTTCAAACGACGTCAAATGGTTTCGCGGTCAAAATTCATTTTCCGAGGTATTTTCTATGGAGGGTGTTGATAGCGGCAATCAGCATGGCCTGCGGTTTAAAAACACTCGAAGCAAGTTGATGCGTGTAGGCGTAGCAATTTTTGAAAAAACCGATAACGGCGGTTTGGGCTGGACGCGGGTTTCAAATATTGCACAGATAGAAATATTTATAAACCAAACAATTAAAGTCGTACCATAATATAGGGTAATATTTTGAGGACAGGTACACTTCCGGCAACACTGGTGACAGGTACATTTCCGGCCCATTGGGGACTGGTACATTCCGTCAACGAAAAATTACCTTGCAAACAAAGGACTTATGGCAAAAAACGAAACATTAAACGGACGCTTTCAACACCCGATGTATACGGCGGAAGCATTGACCGCAGCGAATCCCGTGCTGCTCGCCGGAGAGGTCGTGTACGAGTCCGACACGGGGCGTCATAAAATCGGGGACGGGGTAAAGGCATGGACGGCATTGCCATACCCCACGAGTGCCGAGGCCATTCCCGCGATCACATGGAAAGTACAGGGCGGGATGCTCTGCGTAAAGCCTGCCACAGACTTGAAAAATCCGATTCTGAAGCAGTGTTTCGTGGGCATCCTGCACTACAAAAACGCGAAGAAGCGATACCGCCGGAACCCTCAAACCGGGCAGATACAGAACCGGCCCCTGAATGCGGGGTTCAAGCTCGTACAGGACTCGTTCTCGCGGGATGAGGTAAACTGGACGCCCGTTCGGATTAATCCTGTTCAGTTCGATGCAACAAAGGCCAATGCAGCAGGCTGGATGCCGATAATTTCCGTTGCAGACCTCTTGGAAAGGTGGGTCGTGCGCATTGCCGACCGCGGTTTCGTGGGGGG